GCTTTTTGTCTGTCATCATTATTTATTTCTATATTAATCATTGTTTAATCCACATCTTGTAATGTTCAAAATTTACTACATTATCTCTTACAACATTTTCAGGAATACTAGTGTAGTGTTCAATTACTTGTGTAATTTTTCCAAGCTTTGTGTGAGCATAAGGAAACAATAGACAACAAACTTTAAACGCATCTCTAAATACACATCTCCATTTATATTGTTTAAGATAAGGAGTGCCATCTGTTCTTTTACCTTTTACTTTTTTAGGTCGTAAGGTCCCGACTCCTAAAACTTCATGTAACCAAATTAAAACACTACGATCAGTCATAGTAATCTCCATAGATATTCTCATTGAATTAGACATTCGATATCCTGGTTTATTTTTATGCTTTTTTTTCTTCTCAAATGCACGTCTTATATTAATACTTCCCTCACCATCAAAAAGCCCTGCTATATAGGCAATATCTACATCATTCATTGAAGCGTGACTTTCTTATCGCCTTCTAATATTTCAGCAATTTCTTTCCCGGTTGCTCCTTCGGGAATAGTATTAAGTAATTGTTCATATATTTCAGCCATTACTTCGCCTTGTGAATTACAAGTAGGACATTGATGTACTTCGGTATAAGAACCATTACTCTCTCTTAAGTAACCATTGCCTTTACAATGGTCACATATAACTTTAATCTTTTGTTTTGCCATTTTTATATCCTAACTTCTTTGCTGCACGACTAGCTAGTGCTTCAATGGTTTTACTAATTGTAAGTTGCGCATCTAAAAACTTACCATCAGCTAAAAAATTTAATTTCTTATAAGTATCTATTGGCACAGATACTGATTTGAATTTATTTGGATCTGCCATTTTTTATATACTCCTTTTTTACTTTAAACCATTTTGGTTGAGTTTTTCTTGTTTCTAAAATATGTTGCATCAAAGACAAAGCCTCTGCTTGTATTTCTTTTTCAGTCTTTGGTTTACCTACTCCACCACCTGTAGAATATGCAAAATCTATTTTTACTTCGTAATGAAAATTTCTCATATTTCCTTTCTTTGTTAATAATATATGGGAATCTATACCAATAAATGAATGCTTGTCAAACAATTTTTTTTAATATAAAAAGAAAGTCTCTTCTCACACCTTTTGTTTGTTCGTCCCTTTCTTGGGACGGACAGACAGTTTAGAATAATTCTTAAGTAGCTATTTTATCTTCGTCTCTTACGGGAGTACATTTGTATTGTGGATACAACTGTGAGTTGAGTATTATTTCTGGAGTGAATATACTATTAGACCCAAATAATATTTCATATGCATCACCCAACCCATCTTGGACACATTCATAGTATGTGTTTTTAATAGATGGATACTCCGGCGGAGTTCTACATTCGCCCTCCATTGCAGAGCATATATAAACTACTAACATCCATTTCATATTATTTTCCTTGGCCTCGATATTTTTTCCACGAACGACGTTTTGATTTATTCATTTTACATTTACTTGGAGTACGTCCAATTGATGTCTTATGAAATGTAGCTTCGTGTCCTACAAAATCTTTAAACTTTTTCGCCATCGTCGTCTAACCATTCTTTAACAAATGGTTTTGCATCCTTCGGTGCTGTTATAACTGGTAGATAAGTTATCTTACCATTTACATGTTGTTCTAAATCTGATCCACAACTCATACACCTAAAAAAATCTCGGTCAATGCTAACTAATACAGTGAATTGATCACATGTTGGGCATTTACCATCAACAACTTCCGTTTGAAATCTTAATCTTTTCTTTGTCATTATTCTAGTATTAGCTTTTTTATCGACAAAGATCCATCTATATTTTTTTCAAGCTCGGCCATTTGTTTTAGGCACTGGTACTTTATGTGAGATTTAGCTTCACGTTTCGCGACTCTTTTACCCTTCAAACATTCAGACATTGAGGGTTGAATACGTGCTTCCTTAATCTCTCCGTGTACAATCATGAGTAAAGCTATAACTAATTCTGTCATAAAATTTTACCTTTGTTTTCACCTTGCTTGATTACATACTTTTGTGTACCATGCTTGCCGGTTTCTACTTCTTTTTTTAAATTTTTTGATAAACTCATAGCTTTGTTTTCTTTGTTTATCTGTGCGATATGATCTAAAACTTTTCTACTAATGCGTCCCGTTGCCATTTTGTCTTACCTTATCTTTTAACACTTCTATATCAGTTAACGCTTTATCTAATTGTTCTCTTAAAAATTCTATGTTGACTTTGTTAGTCATGTTCATTTCTTGAGTCTGTTCCATTTTCTCAACGGACTTGTACAAATCTTCGATTAAAAAATGTTGCTCCTGGTCCGTGGGCACTTGTTCACTTTTCTTTAACAAATCATTCTCAAACAACTCACGTGATGTCTCCAACGATACCAACCTCGCCGTCAGCTCCGTATATGCGAACACGCCCATCGCTACGAGAACGATCAGGCTAGCAACCGTCTTCATTGGCATCTGTACTCTAGCCTCTTCTCCGATATCCAATGGTTTATTGGGCATGCGGTCCTCCACAGAAAGCCAGGACAACTAACATTACAATTAGTAAGCCTGTAAAATAATAATTCATCCTGGCTATCTCCATAATTCTATTTCACTATGTAAGCTACAACAAGAACTGCAATTATAATTACACATATTTTGTGATTGCACCAACACTTGTTAGTCATGCTTTTAATTTTATTAATCATTTTTTTGCTCCTCAATTTCGTAAAAGAAATCATCAGTATCGGAAGTTCTCCATTTACCAGAATCTTCTACGTTCCATTCATTAGTTTGTACTTTCCAATCCGGAATGTTATCTTTTACGGTAAAGGAAGGTAGATCCCAAATACATCTATTGTTTGGTTGTGCTGCAAAATTGCCATCATCTAATGCAATTATGTGTGCGCATTTATGTTCTTGCGGTATTTCCGAATGATCGGTATCTATAATATTAGCATCTGGATGTCCCCAGTCAACAGTAAATAAATAAGAACCGTAGTGTTTCTTTTTATCTTTACCAAAATAATAACCAGAAGCTGCGCTTAAAATAGACCAATGAGTGACAGTAGGATAGTAAGAAAAACAATTCCAAAGCTCCAATTCATCAAGTCGTCTTGTGGGCACTCCGGATGGGTCAAATCCCTTTTGAATAAACGCGCTAATTGGTAGGCGATAAAATATTGCACCGTTGCCCATAAGAGCGTGAAATAATATAGCACGGCCCCCCATACTAGTAATGCCAAAGATAATACACTCTTCAACTTCTCCATGGCCTTTTTTAAGATCATATAAATATTCTTTTCTTATTTGTGCGTATACAGTTGGTATGTTTGCGTTTAAGTATGCCATTATTTAATTTCACCCCAGTTTTCTCCCTTCTCATAATCGACTTTGTTTGGAACCTGTAGTTCCACAGCAGATTCCATTATCTCAATAATTTTCTCTGCCTTTGCATCAGACTCAACAGAGATATCTACCTCATCATGAATTTGAATGTGAGGTATTATACCATTTTCATACAAAGCTACCATAGATTTTTTTGTCATATCTGCAGCACTACCTTGTATTAATTTGTTTAATGCTTTGTAAGTAAATGCACGTTTTAATGGTTCATCATACTCTTTTCTAGCCTGTTCTAAAGGTAATGGTTTAAATATACCAAACTGTGTTGGTTGCCATAGATCAAAATGACAGGCTCTACCACCCAATGTTCTAATTTTACCACGATCATTTGCCTTACGAGATACATTATCCATTAGTTGTTTAACGAAGGGGGCCTTTGTATGATATTGTTTAATTAATTTTTCAGCAGATTCTTTCATTAAACCTAGTTCTGCCATTAATTTATTTTTACCCATACCATACATTAATCCTAAATTAATTGTTTTGGCTTGCTTACGTTCAATACCCGCCATGTCTGCTACAACCTGGTGAAAGTCTGCGTCACCTGCATTGTATGCATCTACAATTTCATCTACACCCATTAAGTTTTGTAACTTTGCATAATGCACTAAAATTCTAGGTTCTTGTTGTGAGTAGTCAAACGATCCCCAAACAGTTTTTTCTTCTGGAATAAATATAGATCTAATCATCGGTCCGAGTTCCGGGTGCCTCGCTGGAATCTGCTGTAAGTTTGGATTGCTCATAGAGAATCTACCAGTCACGGTCCCACCTGCATCTGATCGTATTTGATTTATGTCTGCGTGTATTCTACCATCAACTGCGTGTTTAGTAATTGAATCTATAAATGTAGTGTGAGCTTTGTTTATCTCTCTTGCATCTGCAATTAGTTTAGGTAGTTCATGTGGATGGTTTTGTAAAAAGTTTTTTGTAAAACTTGGTTCCTTACTTTTTTCTGTTCTATCATAAGGTAGTTTTAAATTATCAAACGCTTTTGCAATACTTCGAGCTGCGTGTATTTCTACATTAACTCCTGTCAACTCTTTGATTTTACTAACAATTTTAGCTTCACGTTGCATAAGATTTTTTTTAATTTTAGCTGCTTTCTCTAAATCAACTCTTACTCCTTTGAATCTCATATCAACTAAACAAGGAAATAGTTTTGTCTCTAATGTAAAGACATCCATTAGTTCTTGATTATATAATTCTATTTTTAATCTTTGCCAAAGTTTAAGTGTAGCCTCCGCATCACGCTCCGCGTACTGTCCAACAAAAAGCGCGGGTAATCTCCACATATCTTTTTTAGGATCAAGTCCATATTCTTTTGCTGCAGCTTGTAAAATACTTTCGTCCTTACCAATACCTACATAAAATTTAGCTAATGTATTTAATGCATAAGACATTCTGTTTTCATCTATCAAAGACGCTGCAATCATTGTATCTACAATTTTACCTTTAACATTAACACCTGCTGCCCTTAACCAACAAACATCATACATTGCATTATGAAATATAAAGGTAGTATCTGGTTGATTACAAACATCTTGTAACCATGATAAAACTAATTTTCTATCCATGTTCCCACCAGATTCATGTTGAATAGGAAAATATCCGGACCAACCCTCTACAGCCACTGCAACGCCCGCAATGTGACCTCTACCGGTGACATTACCTGACCCTAGTGTCATTAAATATGGATCATTTGTTTCTAAATCAATTGATATTTCTTTATGACCTTTTAAATCTTTAAGTTCATCAGGCATTACCCATTCCGTTTGTGGTGTAAACAAAGGAATTTGAGTACTCCTCATGAGTAATCCCTTTCAAGTATCATTTCTAAATAATGTATTGCCTTCTTCACGTCCTCTTCTTTTCCCTTTGACTGGTGTCTACAGATATATTTTATAGCGTTGCCCTCTGCAAAAAGCAACTTATTTTCGTTTATAAATTCAGCGGGTTGAATTTTCATGTTTTTGTAGTGTTTTCCACCAACCTGTTTATCTAGTGAGTCGTATGCAGCTTTTTTAAATATTTCACTGTTTGTCATTTTGTTTCTCCTCATAATCTTTATATTCTTTTATTAATTTTTCTGATGGATGATAAACATCCACAGCTGAATGACAGTTTGGACAAGATAAATTACTTATAATATCATAGTCTTCATTGTCTTCGATGTCGTGATCTCCACCCCAAATTAGTTCAGTGTTGCAGTGCCAGCAGTTCATTTTTTTCCTCCTTCAATAACTTCTAATCCAAGAGGAGGTCTCCAACCATCTAATACGTCTTGAACAAAAGCTTTATAAGATAAAAATTCTTTTTCATTCATAGTAAATTTTGAATGTGTAATTATGTCCATAGTTAATAAACAAGGTACTTGAGTTTTATCTACTGCATAAAGAGGAAAATTATCTTCAATTATTTTAGTATCTTTTTCATAGGAATCTAAAAAAAAATTACGACATTTTATAAAATAATTTTGAAGCACTTCTTTTTCTTCTCGAGTATTTGTTTTCTTTTGTTTTGGTAATTTCATAGTATATAAGCCCGATCAAAATCTTTTGGGTCCAAGACATGCAATTCACGCTTCGCTCTCGTCGCTCCAGTATAAAATAATCTATGTAGTTCATCTGGATCATAACTAAATGTTTCGAGTGCAGCGCCTGTTATGTCTTGCATCAATAAAACTTTATCAGCTTCTCCTCCTTTCGCTCCGTGTATAGTTGACATTGTTATACGAGGATTTTTATTTAATGTTTCACCATTCGCCCTCATGTTACGAATGTAGTTTTCAGTAATAGTATCGAGTCCTTCAAAAGATTCGTACCAAACTTTATCTATTACTAAACCATGTTTATCTTTACAGTCTTGCAGTGTATACTTTTCATCAGAATGTAGAGTCTTACCTTTTTGAAATCCAGGTAATACATTTGATCCAAGATATTCATATATATTTTTAATTTCTAAATGATTTAAAAGTTCACCCTTACGCCAGTGCTCCCAATTATTTAATGCCAATAATAATTTTAACGGTATAGAATTACGTCCTTTATATTTATAATACCATCCTTGAATTTCACATAAGTCTTTAGCATCATCTAAAAAGTAATTAGCAGAAGATAACACTAACCAGTTACCCTCACTCATATCTACTTGTGTGATATCAGAGTATCTACGTAATAATCCTTGCTCCGTTCTTGGTTTATAATTTTTATCAAATCTATTTTGTACTTTATTTATAATGTTTTGTGATAGTTCGTGAATAGGCCCACCAGGTATACGGTAAGACTGATCTAATATTTTTATATCATTAACCTCTTCTTTAAGGGTTATAAAATGATCAACATCTGCTCCGGCCCATTTAAATATTGCTTGATCATCATCTCCTGCAATGTAAGTTTTTTCTGCATTAGCCCAAAGTTTTCTAACCATCTCCCATTGTAGCAAAGATAAGTCTTGTGCTTCATCTATAAACAATACTTTAAAACTATTGGTAGATTCTTTTTTAATATAATCTTCTAATAGATCATTAAAATCTTTCAGACCTTTTTCTTTTTTAAATCTATCAAGTTCTTCTGCCAATAAAAATAAAGTATTTCTTTCTATGTCTAAAATGTTTTGTCTTGAATCATAGTATTCTAGTAGATCTATTCTTTTAACTGCAGCTGTATTTATGATTGTTAGATATTCATTATCTGAATTGAAAGTACCATCTCCTTCTGAAAATTTTGCAACCTTAATAGGTATGCCACATTTTTCACCAAATTCTCTATAGTCTTCCTTACCCATCATTTTTTCTTTAGTCATTCCTAATTGATTAAACGCATAAGAATGTAGTGTTCTAAAATTACTTAAATCATTTTCTATATCTAAACTAAATTTATCTGCGGCTCTAGTTGCAGCCTCTGTTGCGGCTTTTTTAGTAAACGAAAAGTACCCAATTTGTTTAGGTCTTACACCGTCTTGTATAAATTCATCTACCAGATTTAACAGTGTTGTTGTCTTGCCTGTTCCAGGTGGTCCTAATATTATTGTTTTCATATTTTTATTATTATACTCCTATTTTTTCCGGGCAATTTTTCTATCCACCCTCTTTCTTGTAATTGATTAACTTTTGAAAAAATTAAACACTTACTGGATACTCCTGTACCTGCTTTCATCTCTTCATAAGAAGGTGCCATATTATTTTTATCAATATATTTTTTAATAAAATTAAAAAGTTCTAATTGTTTTTTAGTTAAGTTAAACTTTTTCATTAAAAATGTTCCTCCTGGTATGTTGTTTTAGAAACTGACGCCTCTGTCTGTTTCATTGTTTTAATTTTAATTAGTCTTGGTTGTTGTTTCTTAACTCTTACTCTCTCCTCTTCTACAAATACGTCTAATTGTTTTAATAAATTACCTGTTTGAGTTTTATCTTTTTCCCAATGATTTCTTTTACAAAAATTATAAAAATCTTCCATTCTAAAATATGTAAAACCTTCTTCAGTAAAAGGTAGTTTATTAAATACATCATCTATAACTCTTGCTGATTGTCTATTGGTTGTCCAATCTTGAAGTAACCCAGTTAATTCATTAACAGGATTTAAAGATTCTAATGGCTCTACTTCTTGTAATCCTGTCATCATTGGTTTTAAAAAATGTTGTTTCCAATCTTTTGGTTTTGGTACAGGCACTACTAGGTTAGCTTGATCTAAACATGCTAATGCAAACATACCTGGATTATAAAGTTGTTCCGATTTTAATTGTATTCTTTTTTTATCTACATCCAAAAACCATTCCGGTGGTGTAGATGAATATTTTGTTAAACTTCCAAGTACAGGCATCTCTTCTTCCCCATACCCTACACCAAATCTTTTAGTTCTACATAAACCAGATTGACATACTGCATTAATAGGTGCATCTTTACACCTATACTTGTCATAACCTTTTCTGTTTACTGATTTAATTAATTGTTGGACCTCACTATTACTTAATGGTGGTTCCATATATTTTAAATTTGCTCCTACAATTTTATCTTCCCATTCATCTGGTGCAGATTGTTTGTAATAAACTGCAATATTAAATAATGCATTATTCCTAGAGCCCTCCCCGAAACCAATTGAAGCTAACTTATTTAAGCAAGGAGGGCCACCAGGAAATGCTTCTTCTATTTTTTTTTCTTCTGTTTTGATTGCTTCGACTTTTTCTTTCGTACAACTGTAAACATCATAGAGCTGATAAAATTCCTCAAGTGTACAACCGGTGCCATTATCGTTGATAGCATAACGCAATCCTTTCATGTCATTGTAGTAGGGTAAATTTAAAAAATTACCAGTGTCCCCACGATCCACTAGTATTTCTGTTTGTTTTGGAAATATTTCTGACCCTTCATAACCAAGTATGACTGCCATTTGTTTTAATTTTGATTGCATCAATGATGCGGGAATATTTTCTCGTGTAAATAAAAATACGTGTGCGCCGCCTGATTTACTACGGCAAACTATTAAGGGTAAATTATGATCCCTAATACTTTTAATGAGGCCAATGTGATCAAAGTTATATTCGTCAATATCAATGCACCCCCACCTACAATCATTATTTTGTGTAATAGGGATGATTCCAAGGGCTGCGCCTTTTCCTTCAAGATGATTTGTCCAGAGTTCTTCGGTGACGGTACCACGTACAATAAAAGCTTTTCCTTGTTGCTTTCCATTTTCTCCACGTTCTCCCGGTTGATATTGTCCATATGCTATAGTTAGTCCACTAAATATATTTTTGAATTTATCTTTTTTCATTATCATTTCTCATTTCTTTGTAAAGGGGAAGTTGTCTTCCCCCTTATTTTTATTTAGTAAGGAGTTGAATCCTGTACTTTCTCTTCTACATCAGCTTTTGTTTGAACGGTCCCTTTAGATACATTACCGGCAAAATCTTTTGCACTTAAGTACAAAGCTTTGTCTGGTTGACCTAAAATTCTGTCTTGTGTAACCGACCATCCATACCATGAACCTTTATCGTTCTTTTGTAGTACAGACGCTAGATTATACACAACTCCGTGCATAGGTGGGATAGCAAATCCACCATTACCATCAGCAATTTGTATGGTTTTCATCATAGAATTCCATTTTTTACTGACATTTAATTGAGTTGATTTCATAGTAATCAAAGCCGGAGTAAAACCTCCAGTTTTTGTCTCAATCATTACATAGTAAGATGCTGTCTCTTCTAAATAATTACCATTTGGTAATCTAATCTTTGAGCCATCTCTCTTACCTGTTGAGATTACCGGACTGTTCGGAAGGTGAACTGCAACCGGAGCACCTGGTCCATCCCCTCTATCCGACCATTCTGGATAATCTTTTTTGTAATAGCAAGGAATAACCTTGATACCTTTTTTACCATCATATAACTCGCTGGTAACAGTATTGTAGACCATGCCTGGTTTGGCACCATCTATATACTTTGCATCGCCTTCTGTTACTTGTGGTGATAGTTGTCCCAAGATTCTGACAAACGGTAACGCCATATCTTCTTGCGTCATGTTTTCAAAACCTTTGGATACATCATCGCCAAATAAAGCAAGTGATGTGTCTTGTTTAGCTTTTATTTCATTAGCCATTATACATTCTCCATTAGTTATTTCCGGGTAATTTTAGTTTTGTCTTTAATCCAAGTACTAAAAACATCGGAAGGCATATCGAGCCCGGACTCGATACGCTCCCTAAATAGGGCAGTCAATGTCATCCAAGCCACATCAGATTTCTGTTGTGGTTGAAAACCATTTTCCGCCGCAAGGTTGAGCAATTGCTCCGCCTTGTTATCTTCTCCCTTACCAAAAGTTACAAAGACATTGTTTTTAATAATGTCCCCCAACCCTTGATCACGAAGCCATTTATAGCATTGCGCTCTTTTATCCTCATCTTTAGGAAGAGTGCATCTAAATTCTTTTTTAACAGCTACTTTAGAACCATCTGATAATTTTATTTCAGAGAGTCCTTGTTCCGCTAACAACTCTGGTATTACTCGAGAACTGATATCATCAGCCTCTAGTTTTTTACTTTTGAGTTGCTCCTCTAGTGCTGCTATTTCATCTTCTTTTTTTTTCAACTTTACACATTCTTCTGCAACAGTTGTAACCTCTACATTGTCTAAAAGATCTTTAGAATCTTCTAACATCATACTTCTTACTTCACTCATAACTTATCCTTTCTGATAGCCGTCCACTTCTAATGGATAGTATCTATATTCACGTTTATCCCATTTCAACATATTAAATTGTCCGTTTGTAGTTTCACCTACTAACCAAGTTGAGATACCTATAATTACAGGATCCCCTACAGCAAGTAAATAATCTTCTTTACGAAAGTCTTGTAAATTTTTTCTCATCTTCTGCACATAAGGTGCGGTAGAAAATATTGCCTGATCTCTATTAGGCAAACATATTACAAGGTATCCATAATCGGATGCACTTAATATATTTATATTAGGTGGTGGTTGTTGAATTACATAAACAAATTTTTCTTTAGGATTGCTTTTATAAAATTCTAAAAAGCTTGCTAAAGAATCTGGCTTATACAACTCAAATATTTTATTTTTCATTTCTTATTTCTTGACAACCTTTACCATAGGCTTTATATACTTGTCAACTAGAAAGAAGAAAAAAATTATGAAATATAAATTTAAAACTAAACCCTATGCTCATCAATTAAGTGCATTGGAAAAATCGTGGGATAAAAAAGAGTACGCATACTTTATGGAGATGGGTACAGGTAAATCAAAAGTATTAGTCGACAATATGGCAATGTTGTATGACAAAGGTAAAATAAACGGGGCGTTAATTATAGCACCAAAAGGTGTATACCGAAACTGGTACTCACAAGAAATTCCTATTCATTTAGCTAGTCATATAGATCATAAAACAGTATTATGGACTGCGGCTACATCTAAAACAAAGGATAAAGAGTACCAACAATTGTTTAAATCTGATTATGACCTTCACATCCTTGTAATGAATGTAGAAGCATTTTCGACAAAAAAAGGCCTTGAGTTTGCCGCAAAATTTATGAACTGTCACAAAACTTTAATGGCAGTTGATGAGTCTACAACTATTAAAACACCTACTGCAAAAAGAACAAAGTCTATTTGTAGTCTAGGTAAGCATGCTAAATATAGGAGAATACTTACAGGTTCTCCTGTGACAAAAAGTCCATTAGATCTATATACACAATGTGGTTTTCTTGATGAAGAGTTATTGGGATTTGGTTCTTTTTATTCTTTTAGAAATAGATATGCAGTTATGGTAGATAGAAATTTTGGAGGACGTAGAGTACAAATACCCACAGGTTATCAAAGACTTGATGAGTTATCGGAAATATTAAAAAAGTTTTCGGATAGAGTTTTAAAAGAAGATTGTTTAGATTTACCTCCAAAGACATACATAGAGAGACAAGTAGAGTTGACCGAAGAACAAACTAAAGCTTATGCTACAATGAAATCCGCGGCCCTCGCTTCTCTAAAAGGTAAGATGGCAACCGCGCCTCACGTATTGACACAATTGATGCGTTTGCATCAGATAACTTGTGGTCATTTAAAGAATGATGATGGTAGTATTACGGAAGTAAAAAGTAATAGAATAAAAGCACTACTAGAAGTACTTGATGAAGTAGAAGGTAAAGTTATTATCTGGGCTAACTATGTTTATGATATCAAACAAATTGTTAATACCATCAGTGATGAGTATGGAGAAGACTCTATTGTTCAATATTATGGAGCAGTGGATTCTGAAAAAAGACAAGAGAACATTAAAAAATTTCAAGATCCAAATTCTCCTGTGCGATTCTTTATAGGTAATCCACAAACCGGTGGTTACGGTATTACTTTAACAGCTGCTAATAATGTTATCTATTATTCTAATGGTTATGATTTAGAAAAAAGATTGCAATCAGAAGATAGAGCTCATAGAATAGGACAGAAAAAATCTGTAACATATGTTGATCTTATTGCACCAAAAACTGTAGATGAAAAAATACGTAAAGCATTAAGAAAAAAAATAAATATAGCAACTCAAGTAATGGGTGAGGAATTAAGAGATTGGATTTAATACTTTTACATGAAGGAATGTATCAATTAGTTAATATAACTCCGCAATTAATTGCAGGTGAAACTTGGACGGATTGTTTTGATCTATGTAATATTGTAAGACAAAAACTTACATTGTATGATCAAGAAATAAATAGATATGTATTAAAAGACGGTCGTTTTTTCTTTGGATGTATTTGTAATTAAATATCTTGTAATCCCGTTTCGCGATTCAAGAATTTATATTCAATCTTTTGTATATTAAAATCTTTTTTAATTTTTTCACAAATCTTTTCTACATCAAAGTTGGCACACGAATAGACATCAAACTGCATCAATGCAGGTGATGGCTCATCCCAAACGTGCATAGCTATGTGTGAAGTCTCAATAATTGCAACAGCAGTAATACCTCTGTTACCAGGCATTGAACAATACTTAACATAAGGACCCATAAATATTTTCATATTTATAAACTCAACAAAGTCTCTCATCCACTCTGTTAATTGTTCTTCATCGACTGGTGGTTTGATAGCTTCAGCACGAATAATTAAGTGCTGATGCACTAACAAACTATTTTTCATAAAATTAACCTACGACTTTGCCGCCTTCCCATTTCATATCGGGTAAGCCTTCACTATATTTTTTACCGTCAAAGGTCAATACTTGTTTTCTGTTTGCACCAGATTCATGATAACTAATATGTATCCATCCCCCTGCAGGATCTTCGGGATCAAAAAATTCCATGATCAATTGATCAAAGTCAACGTTATTTTGTAGCCAGTAGGCTACCTTAATGTTGGGAACAGAAAATATTTCTAGGTCGACCGCCTGGCCTTTCGCATGTTGTGACGTCTTTTTGCTGCCGATTGCTTCACACAACGCCTCGCTCCGGTATCCGCTGGTGATTGTAACTGGCTTGTCAAAATGGGCCCGTAGTGGTTCAAGAACTTCATAACATAAGTCTCCTAAATTTTTAATTTCACCAGCCCCTGGTGTATTGTCTATACCCTTACGTGTGGCTGTCATACTTTTAGTCATCTCTTTTAAAGTAAAGTGCTTACTCAACTGCATAATTTTTCTCCTAGTTAATGATTTTTTCTATGGCGAAGAGTGCAGCAGTTCCCGCTGCTGCTAAAAGAACCCAATAGACTTTATCTATCTTACCGCCCAATTTTTCTACATCCTCGTGTACGTGTTTTAAATTTTTCTTAACACCTGAAATGTGTCCATATAAAGATAAAATATGTTCTCTGGTTGTTTTGGGTTCTAGTGCCATTGATTATCCGTTGGGAAATACTTTGTTAAATTCCTCTAGTTCTGTCTCACCTACAATTGTAGGTATACTACCAAATCTAGCATTAGCATTTACTACTGAAGGAGTTGCTCCTGAAACTACTGGAGGTAATTGTCCCAGCACTCCTTGTATAACATCTGGTATAGGGGGAGTATCAAATGGATTATCTATTTCTGGTAGAAATTCATCTTCTTCTAATCCCACATTAAATAATTGTCCTCTTATGTTAGCAATAGTTCCAAAAGAATCATATAAAGGATTTTTAAAAGTAGGGTCTACTTCTCTTATTTCATCTGTTATTTGTTGAAAACCTTTAATAACATTTTTAGAAATATTAACTGGAGTAAATATTCCATTAGAAACTTTTCCATAAGTTTTTTTACCAACCCCTTTTATTAAAGATTGTGCTAATTCTGTTTCATTAGCATTTAAAGTTATAGCATCTTCAATATCTTTGTATAAAACTTTTTCTGTTTCAAATAATGCACGGTTAGCATTTATATATGCATCTATAATTTGTTTAGGAGTAGTTATACCACCTTTTAAAACTTCTTGTGTAAATAAAGATTTTGATTCTCTAGCATCTCTGTTGTATTGAGCTATTTTATATTTAATAGATTTATTAGGATCTATCTCTTGCGCTCTAAATCCTACTATGCCCAAAGCTTCATTGCCCAATTCATATTGTTTACCTCTTTCATCTAGTCTTCCTAAATCATCTATAGGTTTAATAGATAAGTTTAATCTTTCTAATTGTTTCCAATTAAGTGGTGCTTGAGACATCATTAAATGATAAAGACCTTTTTGAAATTTAGTTCCTAATTTATCTTTTGATTCCCATACATCAAAACCCTCTCTTGTTTCTCCACCTCTCATATAAATATCAGCTAAAGCTTCAGTCCAAATAGATTCTGTAACAAAAGGCATACCTAGTTCTTTAGTAGCCTCAATCATTCCTGCATAAAAATCATCAAGCATACCATCTTTATCTCCTTCACCTGCAGCCACTTTATTTAAAATTGTTTGAATAGGTCTACTTAAAGTATCATAAGCATTACTGTGACTAAAATCTATTACTTTTAATTTACCTGTTTTCATATCACGAATAGGAACTAGTGTAGAATTTTTAGACCAGTCGGCTACATAGTTTTTAAGTGCCATTCTTTCTTCTTCAGTCACATCATATAACGCAGAGAAGCCAGCTACAACTCCTGCAGGAACTGCTGTCGAAGTAAAAGCCATACCAGATAATCTTCTTAATCCAACTGTTCTTAAAGGATTAACTAATATACCATTAATTCTTGTAGTATAAAAAATTTCATCTAATGCTCTTTCAACTATGTTAACACCTGTTCTAATTATTTCTGCAGGAAAAGATACAAAGTTACCTACTGGTAATTTTCTTAAACCTTTAACAGCATTTCCAACATAAGCATAGTTAGGAATATTATTTCTAACAATACTTGCTGCTTCGTTATCTAAAAAATCTTCATCAAGTCTAACTTTAGGTACCAACGCTTCAGCATCTTTTCTCGACATTCCATCATCAATTAAATCTTTAATTCTTCTGGCTCCTGCTAAATCGTGAAACTCTTGAGCTCCACTTAAACCTGCAGATCTATAGGAACTTCTTAATCTATTACCTTCTCCTATAAAAGAAAAGATTTTCCAAAAATCATCTTCGGCAGTATAAAAATCTTCAGAATATTTTTTAGCTTTACCTAGAACTTTAAGTATTCTATTTAAACCATAATTATCTAGTCCTTCAGCAACTCTACCCGTAAGTCCACCAAACTTAACATCTCTTAAAAGATTAGATAAATCTCCTATTTGAACTTGAGAGTTAACAACACCTAGCTTTAAAAGTTTTTGATAAAACTCATTACCTTCTAAATAGTTTGCTTTTCTTAATTTAAATTCTTTATCCGTTTCATTGGCTAGTCTTTTAATATTAGTACCAGCATCAATTCTTTTTCTCGTTCCTATTAAAGGTGTTTGTAAAGCATTAAAAGCTCTTCGAACCGCTTCCTTGTCTGCGAAGGGAATCATACCATTGGCTGCTGCAAAAGCTCCTGCACTAATAAAGTTACGTGCGTGAGTAAATGGTGATAAAATTGTTTTAGCCATTTGTGATGTAGCTTTAGGGTATAAAATTAAATTACTATATAAACTAGATCTTAAACTTTTACTGTTAGCCATTTCATCAAGAGGTTTAAATATACCATCTATATTACCTTGAAGAGTATATTTTTCCGCAATCGGATCAATAATTGGAGAAGGTTTTCCTTTAAAGTAAGGTTGAGCTTCATCTCCTATAGGTCGTAAAGTTTGTAAAGGGTCCGCTCTAGGTCCTCTCATAGTTTCGGTACCTTGCAATCCTCTTTCTGTTCTTTTAACTCCTTGACCTACTTGACCATAATCAAGCCCTTGGGTTAAAGTTTGTCCTGGTTTAGAAAATTGTTGTATTGCTTCTTGAGGACTGTTTGCAAAAATACCAGTTTTCCCAGCACTTTTTAAAAATTGATCTGTTTTTAATAATTCATCTTTTAATTGATTGCCTCTAGCAAAAGTTGATAATGATTGAGTAGCTTCAATAATTGTTTGAAGAGCGTCTTTATTTTTACCCATTAAATCTTCCATTACTTGTTTTTGAATACCAGTTAATTCAGACAAACGAACTGGAGTATTTAAATCAAAAACTTCATCAGCAGAAGATTGTCCTACAAAAAAATCAGGAACTTTAAAAGAAGGATCTCCTTTGTTTGCTAAATTAAAACCTCTGTCAAAACTAATATTTTTAGGATTAATTATTGATTTAATATTTTGTTCTAACTGTGAATCGGTTAATTTTTTTCCACCTTCAACAATTGTTTCACCATTTTTTAAAGTAACTTCTTTTCCTCCATTAGCAAGTTGATATAATTTTTGTAATCCTATTTTACCTTTTGCCATTGCTTCAGCACTAATTTTATAATTATCTAATAAACGACTATTTCTTCCTTTAAATATATCATAGCTTCTATCTAACCAAGTACTTACTTTTTTTTCAAAAAGTTCTTTAAAATTTCTAACACCATCTGTATCTAATCTTTTACCAATAATTCCAAATAACGAACTAAATTTTGTTCTCATTAAGTTCATATTAATTAACATTTCTTCAATATCTTTTTCTAATACTTCTTTAGTTTTTTTATTTTTTAAAATACCTTTAGGTTGAAGTTTTAAAATGTCATCTTTAAATTCTTTAACTAATTGTTTGTTCATTGAACCTAGACTTACATTAGTTAATTCTTCTTCTAATAGATTTAATTTTTTAATATCAGGCTTACCTTCTTTTGTTTTACTATTTTTTAATTCATCAACAAAAGTAGATTTGTTTATAGGAGGATTTTTTTCAAATCTTTCTCTAACTATTTTTTTAGCATTTCTAACAGCTTCTCCTTGAACTTTAGGTAAACTATAAGTATCTATTTGACCAATTTTTTTAGAAAATTTTTCATCTAGTTTAATACCTTGGTCTTTTAATATTTTATTTATTTCTGTATTTTCTATTTGTTGGTATCTTTTTTTAAATGCTTGGTTACCTTTAAAAGTTAATTGATCTAAATATTTTGTAGTAATATCAGGTTTAATATTTTGATATTCATCTAATCTTAATTGAAATTGCTCGACAGTTTCGCCTTGAAATTTAGTAGGTTTTTTAAGTTTACTTTCTCCAGATGTAATTAACCGATTCATCTTTGCTAATATTTTTTTACGTTCTGCGTCTACAACTTTGTCACCTTTAAGTCTTTTAAAATATGGAAACAATCCACTGATTAAACCATCTAAATCTTGAACAATTGTTTCAGCGGCATTAATATCTCCAGCTGCAGCACCTTCTATTTTTTTTGTTATTGGGAAAGCAGCTTCTGTTAATTCACCTCTTGGTCTTAAATTTTTAGCAATGTATTCTAAAAAACTTCTATCTGCTGCCTTACCTGCATTAGTTGTATTTCTTAATTTTTTAATTACAGCACCTGCACCACCTAAAGCTCCAGTAAATAAAGCTCCTTCAGTTCCAAATTTAATTCTATTTAATATTTCTTTAGCAGGATCATAAACATCTCCCTCTAATTCTCTTTCTAATGCTGTAGGACCACCAATTAAATCTCCAAAAGTTCCAGCATCTTGTACATCTCCAACAAAGATACCTTCAGCAACTCCACCCGCTCCGGCCCCTGCTGCAAAAGCTGATGCCTTTTCTATTCTAGAAGCAGACTCATCAAATGCTTTTATTTTATTTTTTTTATTTAAAGTTTTTTTAATTCCATTATTTATATTTTTTCCAGCATTACCTGTCATATTTAAATAGTTACCACCTTTAGAAGCTTTAACTGCAGTGTTTGCTAATTTAAAAGCAACCCCACCAGGTATAGCTAAATTAGTTACAAGTTCTGTAATTTTACCAGCAGTTGTTGCTTCTGCCATTTCATCAAATGGATTTATTTTTGCAAAGTATTCTTCTACTTCAGCAGCCTTATTAGTATCAGCACCTAGATCAATAAGTGTTGCGCCTAAAGAAAATAAACCTTCTGGTATTTTAAATAAACCAGAACCTATTCCTGCCATAATAGATTGAAATGTTCCTACTTCATTATCTTCGGAAACTGTATCAGTAGTTGCAGTGGTTGTGTTTTGTAGGTCCTCTAAAAAAGCCATTAGCTACCCCGTTTAATTTTCAAATTTACTTACGTTTGTAACCACTTCTTTTTCGATTACAAAAATTAATCCTTTTGCTTTGTCTGTATATGCTCCATCCTCTTTTCCTACAGCTTTGTCTCCTTGTTTAATATTACCATCCGTTGGTAATTCACCTTTATAATCATCCGAGAACCACTCACCCGCTGCTAAAGTTATACCCGAAGGCATAATAACTCCATCTTGTTTTTTATATTTACCTACTGTTTCAGAAAGAGATGCAGGTCTTCGTTGATAAGTTGCTAAAGCTTCTTTATTACTCATTTCTGGATTAATAGATTTAATATATTCTACTGATTTTTGTAATTGTCCACTTTGATTTTTTAATTTAGTATTATAAAGTTTTTGAGCTTGCTCACCTTTAATACCAAGCATAGCTGCAGCTTGTTTAATTTTAGGAGCATCACTTCTAACTTTTACTGCATCTGCTAATGCACCTTTAAATCCCTTACCTTCTAGTAATGAAGCAGAAACTGTAGATAAAACATCTTCACCATATCTTCTTGCAGCTTTATCACCACCTAATTGTTTGTAATATCTATCTATTAATGAATCTAAATCATTTTCATCTACTGTTGTTACATCACCATCTGCATCTGCGCTAAATGAAACTTCTTCTACTTTAGTTGTGTCATCAATTTTCTTTTCTAAATTCTTTTTAATTTGTTCAGTAGTTCCAAAATCTTCACTAAAAGTTCTACCTTCTCCTAAATTAGTATCACCAATCTCTCCTTGAGTATCCCCTTTACCTAAATATTCTTCGTTTGGATCTTTGTAAGTTTGGAAACCCTCACTCATTAGTATTTCACTAAAAGGTCTTTCAATTATATCTTCACCTGATTCCACTTCAACAGTTTCTGGAATATATTTACTTTTTAAATTAAGATTTCTATTTCCTAAATTCATTCCTTTTTCTGCTGCATAATCAAATATTTGTTTGCCCGTCATAGGTGCACCTGTTTGTTTTAAAACATCTTGAATGTTAAACAAACCACTAGCCCCTGGAGGTTGAACTAACATACCTCTGTTATAACCAACTCTACCACCATTGTTATATCCAAGATTAGCAGTTATCCCCGATCCGCGACTATCGACTGGGCCACCTCTAAACATAGGTCGTCTTAAAATTCTACTCATTATCCAAATAATCCTAATTTAGAACCGATACTAGCAACACCTGTTCCAACACCGAGAGCCGTTGCTAATGGACTAGCTGGAGCTGCTGGTGGTGCATAACCTACTGTTTGTGTAGGGAATGCGCCTGGTTGAATTTGTGCTAGTTGTTGACCAATCAATCCTAGTTGTGTGAATGGTTGGAACTGTTGTTCTCTTTCGCCTGCGGCTGCCGCATCTATTATAGCTTGTTGTTGTGCTTGACCTGCTTGACCAAGCGATTGTTGGTATTGTCCAAGTCCTTGTTGATTAGCTAAATCTTGAGATGCTGCTTGTTGTGCTTGTTGAAATCCTTGTGCTAATAAATTAGCTTGTAAGTTTGCTCTATTCATTTGACTACCTCTTGCCGCTTCTGCTGCAAGTACACCTTCACGTCCACCACCATAAGCACCAGCTGAAATAGCTTGATCACGTCTTGCGGTATCTGCGATAGATTGTTGTCTGTCGAATTCTGATAAAGTTGTATCAATCACCTCTTGTTGATAAGGTGACATAAATTGTTGATAAGCTTGTGGTCCTGTAAGTGAACCTAATCCACCGGCCGCGGTTCTCGCATCTTTTTGTAGTTGTGATTCTGCTGCAATCGTTGGTGCATATTTAGACGGATCTATTCCTTTAAAACCTCCAGCAGGTATTGCACCTGCCCCTAGTTTATCAATTGATTTTAAAAAGGCGGTAAGTGAACCTTCTATAATTGGTGCGGGTCTTGTTATTGTTGTGTTTGTAGCCATTATACTTTTGCCTCTAATCTATTCATTGTTTCATACATTCGTTTTGCTCCTTCACTTACACTTCCACCACCTGCTGCTCTCACAGCATCTGCAGTCATTACAAATTCATTCTTTGATAATCTTGCAGGAACGTCGTCTGCTCTTTCTTTTTTACCAATAGGTATGAATCCTCCACCTCTCATATCCATTTCTCTTCCACCTAAATTCATTAAACCACCTTCGGCCATTTTAGGTATATCTTCATCAAATATATCTTGTTTCATACCTTCATATTGTTCTTTTGTTATTTCGCCTCTTTCATATAATTGAGGTAAATATAATTTATAAAATTCCATTTTTCTATCATCAGACATTACACCATCTGTATCATTAAACATTGCATTTAAAATACCCATCTCTTCGGATTGACCTGGTTGTACTGTTACTTTTAATTTATCTACTAAAAATTCTTTCGGTGTTTCTTCTACAGCTTCTACTGCATCTGTTATACCACCAAATTCAAATCCTACTCTACCACCTTTAGATTTTTTTTCTGCTTCTAATGCTGCTAACATATCTGTAACTGGCTGTTTTCTTTTCGCTTCTCGTTCTGCTGTTTGATCTCCTGGCATGGCACGAGATGCAAATTTTACGATATCACTTACAGTTTCAGCTCCACCACTTACTGCTGATCCAATAATATCTGTTGCTATATCTATTCCAAAACCTAAACCTGCAAGAGCATCTATTGCTGGTGAAAGTAATGCATTGTATATTAAAAATCTTCTATCTCCAAATTTTGATCCTTCAGGCATTTCTTCAAAAGCTGCACCAATTGATTTTGTTGTATAACCAAAAGGGCCTCTATCAAAAAGATAGTCACCTGTTTTTTTTAAAATTCCTTTTTCGTCTAGTTCGTTTACTTCTTTTGTTGGTCTATTGGAATAAGTTGTTACGTCATCACCTAAAGTAAGTGCTGCTTCAATTCCAGCGACTTCTGAAGTGCCTCCTTTTCTTAATCCTACTCTACCACCAGCTCTATATCCTGCTGCTGAAATTGCATCTAAAATTTCTTGTTCACTAAATCCATAAGCCTCCATAGATTGTCTAATAGCAAATGCTCTATTTGCATTATCAGAATCATCGCCCATACTTTCTTCATAATCAGCCATATCTCTTTCATAATCTTTTATGTCTCTTCTATTTTGAGCTATAGCTAAATCTGTTATACCTTGACCCACTGGTAACATTGCTGCTTTTAATCCTTCTTTACTAAATAAATTGTTTTGTAAAGTATCACCAACACCTGCTAAATAATTTGAAGTACCTTCTAATGCACCTAAACCACTTTTAGCAAATCCAGGTTGCATACTAGCTCCCTTGGTTTCAAAAAATTGTGCGGCACTTGGTTGACCCGGCGTAGTTATTAATTCTGATCCCGGAGGACCTGCAGGCCCTATAGTAGAAGATGTTCCCGGTGCAGACAATGCACCAATACCAGAAGCCATAGCTAATGATAATCCACTAAAGTCTCCTTCACTTCCTTCTTGAGCTAATTGAGATCCAAGGTTTAAACCACCAGATATTAATCCTCTAGACAACATACTATTACCAAATGCACCCATAATACCTGGAGCCATAAAAGGTGCGGCTGCAGCTAAAAATGGTAATGCAGGTTTGATTTCATTAGGTACTAGTTTATCTAGTGCTCTTGAAATAGGTCTAGTTATTCTTTTTAAAAATCCCATAGTTTTTCTTTATAATGCTTGTTGACTGCAAGTTCGCAAAGCTTGTAAATAGGCGAGTATATCACAATTTACAAGGTTTTTATTCATTCGTCAATCGCTGATATTTAAACCAGCACCTATATTTATCTCTTCTACAGTAACATTTACATCTCTTCGTATATGCTCTGCTTTTGTATCTGTATTAACATCTTGTACATCTGCTAAAGCCTCTGCATCAGACATGTATTCTTTACCTGTTTCTGTGTTAGTTAATGTTACTTCACATTTAGGTGTAATTATTGGTACCCTTTTACCATTAATTATTTCATATCTAACGGAAGCTTCTGTCTCTATAAACGGCATTATCTATCCTCTCTGTTGATTTCTAATATTGATGCTACAATATGCAATCTATTTGCATCTGCAGCGACTACTTCTAATGTTTCACTTTCTTGCATAATTAAAGGTTCGGTTAATAATTGTACCGTGGCATTACCTGCAACTGCAGCACTTTTAAATATAACAATTCCATTTCCTGCGGAAGGTGCCCCAGGAAATAAAGTGACTGTTATAGAACTCCCATTATTAGTGTCATCACAAACTAAAATAGATTTTATAATAGCTCTAGAGTTTGATGGTACACTATATAAAGTTGTAACTGTATTAGTTGTTAAATCTTTTTTTTCGTTTTTATATATATTTGCCATTAACCTAATCCTAACCAAGTATATCGTTCTTGATCCTCTTTTAATTGTGTTAAGTATGTAGAGTTTAACTGTTCAATAATATTAGTTAGCGCTCTGTTAATTTGTCTTTGGTTATCTTCTGTATATTCTTTTTTAGGTTCTGGTAATCTTACTGATATTTTTGTCATTAACCTCTCCTTCCATCTGGTTGTATATCAACTTGAAATGTACCAAATCTCCAAGACTCACCTACATTAATATTTTCTATTTTTATATTTGCATATCTACCTCTTGCTCTAGTGTCAACTTTTAAAGTTGATGAGTCAATTGTAAAGGGACTTAATGAAGTTTGAATATCATCTTGAGAAGGATAGTCTTTAATAGATAGAGTAATTTGGTTATTACCTGTTAATACTTTAAAGTTGGGTAAAAATCTTCTCATAGCTAAAAAAACTTCTGTTTGATCTGGCTGTAGAGAAAAACTAAATGATTGAATAAAAGAAGTTAAAGTAGTTACACTACCATCTGGATTAACTTGATCAGTCCCCGTTTCGTGTTCAAAAAATACACTTTGTCCTAAACCATCTTGACCTATAACTTCAGGAAAACTTCCATCATTGGAACTATTATATGCAGTAGCATAAGGTTTTGGATATACTAATGAATCAACCCAAGTAGTTCTAATAGAATTAGTATTGGTTCCTGTATACCAATTACCCATAGGTAATCGTGCATTATTTTGTCCATAATTATAAACTACATATCTATTATTAAAATCAGATCCTTGTGTTGGGTACCACCAAACAACTTCGGTAAACAAATTATTAATACCAGCATTTATTTGTTGTCCTTTAGTCGTGTCAATATCATCATAAATGTAGTCTTCAACACTACAAGGCAAAGTATTAACTGTACCGTCAAAAGAGAAAAAACCATTATTACCCATCCAATAAGCAACACCATCAATTTCAATTGCTGCATTTTTACCTATTAATCCACAGTTAGTACCAACTTGCTCAAAACCAAAAGTAAAAGGTGCACCTACAAATTTCATTGTATACAGTGCGTTATCAGTCCAGATTAAAATATTTTCTTTTGCAACTAAAGCTCCCATGATTTTTGTACCATCTTGTATTCTTTGAGTACCTGCTGTGTTAGTTGCTTGAGGCGTGTAGCCATTAATATTTTCATCTTCGGAAAATCTTATAAACATATCATCTTGAGTGGATGCATTCCCAATTGTAGTTTCTGTACCTAAATGAATTAAGTGTCTAGTTGTTGGTGAAATTAAAGTTGTTCTTGTTGCTGTTGGATTATTTGTTGTAGAAAAACCAGATGTAGTTGTTGAAGCGCGTGTACTTAATCTTGCGGTAATATCAGAGTTCCATGTAAAAGTTTTACTATTTGCAATAGTCGCAACCAACACATCTCCAAAATTACTTAAAGACCAAAGTCCTGGTTCAAGAGTAATAGTTCCTGCATCTACTGCATCACCATAACCAGAAAAGTTTGAAGCATCTGTAACCAAGTCACCATTTGAATGAGCTTGACCATTTGAAGTTCCAGTAGTTGCGGTTCCAAAAGCTCCTCTAGTAATACCTGTTAAAGTATTTGTACCTTTACCAGTATAACTAATTAATTCATCTCCTACTAATATAGTTCCTGCTGTTGGAAACCCTGCATTTGATACAACATTAATTGTAGTCCCCAATCCACCGGTACCTGCAGTGTCTGCAAGTAAAGCACCGTTTAAAGTTGTTAATTGTGTACCTGATACAGTTCCACCATATTGACCAATACCGAAACCATAACCATAAGATTGTGCAGCAGGACCAACTTTTTCATAAGGTATAACACTACAAGATCCGTTACCTGCTCCGTCTGCAGTTTCTGTTCCAGTTACAACTACAATTTTAGCAGAGCTTACTTTTGTAACTTGAAATAGTTTATCTTCAAAAGCAGCGTTAGTTAAATTTACACCACTAGGAACGTTTACACTATCTAATAAAATAATATCACCTGACTCTAAATCATGGTCAGCTGAAAAAGTTAATGTAACTTCTTGTGATCCACTTAAAGAAGACATTACAACACTTGATATTGCAGATTTAATTGGAGTAATATCATGAAGTTTTCCTTCAAAATATATAAGTAAAAATTTATCAGTACCTATTGCAACGTATCTATTTCCTTCTTTATCAACAAATGCATGTTGTTTTCTAGCAACACCTACAATAGAATCATTAAGTAGAGACTGCCAGCCTCCTACTTTTTCTGGAAGACCATATCTAAATCTAACATTATCTGAATCAACCCAACGACCTTCTGCTCCAACAGCGGTATCTTGTTTGTCTATTCCTGGAGCAAACTTAATTTTAGTAAGCATTAATTACCCCTATTGATTGGTTGATTTATATAACCACCCTTTTGTGGAATTAACATAGATTAGAGTTACACTTTGATTATTAGTAGCAAGAGTATCATTAGAAGCAGCTCCTTCTATATTAGAACCATTTCTATCAATAGTACAATTGTTTGTTGCAAAACCATTTGACGCCGAACCATCCATAATTGTTACTTCATCACCGACTGCAGGTGAACTTGGTAATGTAATTGTTACTGGGTTAGCAACTGTATCTACTACAATTTGATCACCAGCGACTGCTGTATAAGTAGTTTTACTTGCTGCAGTAACTGAAGTTATCCCTTTTTGCATCATACCTAATGTAGTAGCTGGAACAATACCTCTAGAATAAACTAAAACTGTTGCACCTTCTGGAAGAGGTACTTGAGTAGCTCCAGCTTGACCAGTTGTTAATAGTGTTACTGTAAAACTATCTGAAGCTAAACCTCTAGTAGTTCCATCTTCTACAAAAAATACTCTGTTTGCATTTCCACCTGTTGTAGAAGCAGGCATTGCTAAACTAGCATTACCAGATAAAGTTCCCGTAAGTTTAATGTATATATTCTTACCATTCGCGGTCGCCGATCCGTCGGCCAAACTTAATGTAGTTGTGCCAGAACTTAAAGATACTTCTACATATCCTGACGCTGCGGTTTGTAATAATTGTAAATTAGTATTAGTAATTGTGCCCCATAGACCAGCTTTTTCACCGGTGGTGACTAGTTCTAATGATAAATCTGTTGAATAATTTGATGCCATATTAATAAGGTTTTATTGGTTTCCAAACCATTGTTGCTCCCGGTATTATATCATTCCACGTAATAACTCCCGGTTCTCCACTATTTACAGTTAAACTAGAACCTGTCGGAAGTACATTCGCAGTACCTGTTACTGTAACACTTCCTGTTGATAAGGTCAATGAATTTCCAGTAACAGATGTGTTAGCATCTGCTGAAATTATAACAGTTCCAAGACCTAATGATACTTGTGAACCTGTTGGACTAACAACAGCTGTTCCTGTAATCGTTACTGTTCCTGACCCAAGAGTTACCTGTGAACCAGTAGGAAAAGCGTCAGCATTCGTAGTAGCTGTAGAAGTTCCAATACTAATAGATAGTGCATTACCGGTTACATTAACAATTACATTAGGGTTAAAGAACGATGTCGATATTGGAGCACCAGATAAAGTAGTTAGTCCGAGCATGGTCTACGCTCCGTTGTCAGTGATGTTATTGCCTTCTATCTTGGCCCATTCTTGGATTGCTTGGTAATCTGTGTTTGCTTCGTCTAGTGGTACAGATTTAACTTTATTAGAATTTACATAAGTTACTTGATAACTGCAAAATTCGTTTTCAAAATTATAGTTTTTTGTTACTGTATTAATCATAATTATAACTCCGCATCAAATGCTATAAAAGCACTTGCATTGCTAGTTCTTAAAAAACCTGTTTGTCCAGCAGTTCCACTAGCATTACTGGCATTGTATATTTCATAATATTTATCATTTGACCTTAATGAACCTGATACATTTATAATAAATTCGTTAAAAGTATCTTCAGCAGCACTTCTAAAAAGTCCATAATATGCTGAACCTGACGTTTGGTGTAAAGATGGTGTTGCTCTCATTCTAACGGGATAGGAAGCTGCTTGTAAAAGATAAGCACTGCTATAGTAAAGACCCGTTCCCATACTTTGTTGATCTCCTTCAGCAACAAGATAGTAATATCTTAAACATCTTTCTAAATTCATATCATGTGGCAAGAACTCAAAATCAGATGCTACTTCTTTAGCTTCTAATTGTACGCCTGTAATGTACCATTCGTTAGCTGTGTTATCTGCAAGGTTGACTTGACCTACTGCTCTATTTGCATTTGTGTTTGCTGTCCAAGTTGTTGATAAAGTTCCTGAAGTATAATCAGTTCCACCTGCTAACCAAAAAAAACAATATAAACTTAAAGCATTATCATTATTAAATGCTCCTGTTGTATCACCTGAATAAGTAATAGTTTTCTTTTCCCAAGTATTAGCAGAATTGATAGTATATGATTTTGATATTTGTCTTGTATTATCTCCATCAAATAACTCTACAATATAAGTTCCTGTCTTGTTTGATTTAACCCAAAATGACATTGTAACACTTTCAGCACTTGATGTGCCTTTTTTTAAATACTGTAAATTTTGACCTTCTACTCTTTGTTGAAAGTACAACAAACTATTAGCACTTAAAGAACCATTTGCAGTAGTGCAATCTAATTTTGCAGAATTTGCAAAGCCTTGACCAGTTGGTACATCAGTTGATTGTGTTTGTGTCCAAGTTCCAGCAGTTACAGGCACAGTTGTAAATCTATCTAAACAATAATTACTTCCACTTGTAATCCCTGTAAAGGAAGTTCCTCTTTGTGCTAAATCCATTCCGCCATTAATTATTATATTCCTAAAATTAACGCCTCTTTGATCTGCGATTGCTGGGTTACCTATTCTAGTTATCGCCATTATGCTCCTATCAACGCTTTAATTTCTGCGTCGTCCAATCCTAAATCTTTTAGCTTCTGTTTACCAGAGGCTTTTTTATCTATTGCTGTTTGTTCAGCGTCTTTTAATTCTTGTTCAACAACTGGTATCATAGCTTCAATATCTTCTTTTGATATTGGTGTTGTATTTTCTAACCATTCAATTTCGCAGTTATCAATGTCATCACCTATAACAGTAACTTTTGCATTTGGATTTATTTTTAATATTGTTTCTATAATCATTTGTTATCCTGTGTATTTATAATGTACTCCGATTAATTTATGTCTTCCGTTGTCAGTAGCATTAGTAGTACCATAATTAAAATAATGTAAATTTGTTGTATAAGTCATTCCATACATTTCAAAATAATAAGTAGTATTTGCACTTAAACCAGTTACATCAGCTTGGATAGTTCCTTTAGTATAAAATGAGCCAAACATATTACCAAATCTTCCATTTGCCATTACAACAGTATCACTTGAACTTAATGATGAAGATGTACCTTGCATTATTCCTAAACCAATACCATTAGCTTCTGTTGTACCATTTCTTATAACACTAGCACCTGATAATATTATGATGTCATTTGTAGAGGTTGGTGTAAAATTAATAGTATTGTCACCTGCTATATCAAAATAATCTAATTGAGATGTCGTTGAAACATTTGTTGGATTAATATAAGAAGAAATTTTTTCTACAACATAGTTACCCATCCCTGTTCCAGTAGTAATGTTACCACTTCCATCAGAAGTAATAATTGCATTGCCTCCTGAATCTTTAAGCTGGTCTACTTTTAAAATGCTACTCATTACTCAATATCTCCTGTGTGTTCGGCTTTAAATTCATCTGTGTAATCAAATGTTCCATCTTCTTTTTTAACCATGTCAGCAAATACATTGTCTGATACTTCAACAAAACCTTCTGTTGGTTCGTAAGATATTACTTTGACTACATTGTTTTCTATTAATGCGTATTTCATTCACCTGTTCTCCATATTTGAACATCAGTATAAACATTTGTTCTACTATCACCTGTATTAACACCGAAACCATTAGTAACTCTTGCAGTTTGGCAATAAAGTTTTATCTCAAATACCTTTTGTGAAGCTATTGTAAATCTACCACATACTTTTGAAACATTTTGAGAAGCAGGTGATGTTGCTACTGCATAACCTGCTTGACCAAGAATAGTATCGGAACTGTCTGTAATATTTCTTAAAAAACCTCTTAATCTATCTACAAAAAATCCAGGTACAGATGCATCTATATAATAAGTTCCTGAAGGTAAAGTAATTTGATTAGAAGATAAACTAGCACCAGTAATTTCGTTTGTTTTAATTGTGTTTAAAACACATGTATTGTCTCCTGATGAAGTAGCACCACCTTCAGTACCACTTGCTTTTTCATCTCTTACATGAAGTAGTTGTGATTCAAATTTTCCAAGTCTTGAGACTACTCCTGTACCTACATTTAAAGTCTCCCCAGATTGACCAATAGTAATTGTCCCTGATCCAGAGCTCGTTGTTATTGTCCCTACTTTTAAAGTTCCGTCTGCCATAATTATCCTTGTAATGCTTCCACTTCAGCATCAGTTAATCCTAATGCTTTTAATTTAGATTTAGCAGTTGCTTTGTCGTTAATTTTTTTAGTTTCTGCGTCTTTAATTTCTTGTTCAACAATAGGCATCATTGCTTCAATATCTGCTTTAGAAATAGGTGTTGTGCTATTTAACCAAGTTATTTCACAAGTATTTATATCTTTACCTGTAACAGTTACTTCTGCACTAGGATTTATTTTTAAAATTGTTTCTATAATCATTATGCTGATATCTCCATTAGTGTGATTGTTGAGGTTGATGTGTTATCTGAAGCAGGATAATTATTAATGTAGATTGGACTACCAGAGCCACCTTGTTCAGCAAAAAATACCTCAAATTCTGTTGCAGATGTAGTTGATGGAGAAACAAGTTTATTATAAGATACATTTCCTATAAGAATACCAGTTCCATATCCATAACCATCTACTATCCAATCTAAAAATGAACCACCTTTATATAGTTTAAAACTTGCATTTCTAGTAGTGCTACCACTTCCAGCTACTCCATTTAGAGTGACTAAAACTAAAATTTTAGAACTTGTTGATGATGGAGTTATTGTTGCTTTAACTCCTGTTGCAGAAAAAGAAGTTGAACTTGTAGTAACAGCTGCAGTTTTTACACCTTGAACAACTTGTAAAACTTTACCCATCCCTGTTCCAGGACTAACACCACTTGCCATATTAATAGTAGATAAATTACTTGAACCTAAAGTAAGTGTATTACTTCCTGATATTGTATCAATTGTATTTGTCTCTAACTTACTCATTATAAAATTACGAATGTACTCCCTGATGGTATAGTCACTGTACCACTAACTGTAACGGGTCCAACGAGTGCTCCGTTGTTTGAACCTGCCATTGATATACTTGTAAACGTTTGACTGTTTTTCATAAAAAATGTTGATGCTAAACTTCCTGCGGTCACTGTTGAATCTGTTGGAGTTCCAATATCAAACACATCACCTAATACTGTTCCGAAAAAAGTATCTGATGATGCTGGGTTTGAACTAAAAGAAATCTGTGAACCTGTTATTGTAAAGGCTGCTGGATCTTGCACTACACCTGAAATAGATATTATACAATTAGCTTCGTTTCCAGGAGACACAGCTGTGCCGTTCACCGTTAAGTTAAACGGTCCTGGTGTTGATCCGGTGAATGACGATGCGATGTCATCCAGTATTTGATACGCTCCTGTTTGAGGAGCTTTTCCAACGTAAGCCAATTTGTTTTCTCCTTATTCAGTTGGGATCGGGTTTGCAGTCTTAACAGCAGCCACATGGTCTTTCCATGTAGTTGTACCATCAACATTGTCGTGGTACTGCATGTCTAACTGTGAACCAAGATCACCGTATGCGTTTCTTCTTGTAGCTCTTACTGCATTTTGTCTCTCTTCGAGATCTGCAGCAGAATCTACAGCGTTCAGTTGCTCATCAGTAGGTTTCGCTACATTTGAGATATTCCATTCCTTGATGTAGGGTCCCTGACCGTTTGAGTCGTCCTGAAGCAAAACGTCAGCCATAAAGTCAACAGAAGCTACACCATTGTCTGATGCGTACTGTTTAATTTTGCTTGATAGTGATGCCATAGTTTTTCTCCTTTGTTATACTTATATATTATTCTGGTGGGTTATCAATAACTGTGTTTCCTTCTGAAATCCACTCCTGTATTGCTTGGTAATCTGTGTTTGCTTCGTCTAGTGGTACAAAACAAATTTTGTCTGTATTAAAAATAACTTTATATGAATGTTTCTTTCCAGGTTCTAATATTGTGTCATACATTAAAGTTACTGAATTTATATTTTTTTTATTAATCATAATTATAACTCCGCATTTAATGTAAACCCAGTAACAAAACCTTGTAAGTGTGTCATAATATATTGAGCATTTGTTTTTGTAAGATAAGCATTTAAGCCAGTTGTTGTTCTTACGCCATCGTATGATGCTGTTGGATTAGTTCTCATCTCAACTGGTAAAATACCACCAGTAAATGAAGTAGTAGAAGTATAATAACCACCATAAATAGTTCCATGAAGTTTAGTAAAATACCTCTGACATCTTCCTAAATTCACATCAACAGGTAAAAATTCAAAGTCGCTGGCTACCGAGCCTGCCTCAAGCTGAACTCCTGTAACATACCATTCGTTTGATGTGCTATCTGCAAGATTAACTTGACCTACTGCTCTGTTTGCAGATGTGTTTGCATCCCAAGAAGTTTGTAAAGAACCAGATGTATAGGTACTTCCAGCAGCTAACCAAAATTGCAACATTAAACCAATGCCAGTATCATTAGCAAATGCACCTGATGTATCTCCAGCAAAAGTAATTGTTTTCTTTTCCCAAGTATTAGCTGAATTGATTGTATAAGATTTTGAAATTGACCTTGAATTGTGGCTATCAAAAAGTTCACAAATATAAGTTCCTGTTTTATTTGATTTAACCCAGAATGAAACTGTTGTGCTTTCAGCAGATGAAGTTCCTTTTTTTAAATAAGTACAATTTTGATCTTCTATTCTTTGACCATAAAATACTCTATCTCCAGCAGCTAAAGAACCATCTGCAGTAGTACAATCTAATTTAGTTGATTTTTGAAAACCTTGAGCAGTTGGAACATCTGTTGATTGTGTTTGTGTCCAAGTACCAGCAGTAACAACATCAGTTCTCCATCTATCAATAGTATAATATCCAGCGGCAGTAATACTAGCTTGTGAAGTTCCTCTTTGTGCAATAGATTGATCTCCATTAATTATCAGATTTCTGAAGTTAATATTATTATCAATTTTCGATTGAGGCACATCCTCGATCATGTTTGCTGAATCTATTTTACTTAATGCCATAATTAACTTCCTATCCTGTATGCACCGAAAGAAGTCCAAGCAAAACTTGAAGTTCCTCTAACTGCACCATCTCCAGATGTATCATCAATATTTACATATATTTCTAAATAATCACTAGAACCATTCATATCGATTATATTAAAAACATTAACTCCAATGTTTTCTGGAAAATTACCATTCATATTCATTTGTGTTTGAGCAACTCTACTACCATTCTTATATATTTTAGCAAAACCTTGTTGAAGATTATTGGCTGCATTTGAATCACATTGTAATCTTGCATAAACATAATATTTACCAGCAGTTGTTGGAGTAAATCTATAATTAGTAGAATTATCATAACAATTATCTGTATCAAAAGTTTCTGTGTTAAATTGAACTTTGACATCAGCAGAATCACTTACAGTTTGATTAGCAGAAAGTGTAGCTTCAAAAGCTGGATAGTTAATCTTCTGCGTAGTAAGATTACCCGCACCATCAGATGTGATAATGCTGTTACCGCCAAAGTCCTGTAGTTGATTTGCTTTTATAATTGATGCCATGATTATGATCCTAACCTGTATGCACCAAAAAATGTCGCTTTTTCATCTGAATTTGCTGATGATGTTCCGCCTAAATCATTTATATTTAAAAATAATTCGACATAATCTGATGAACCATTAAAATCTATTATTGCATTAACAGATAAGCCTGCTCTCTGTATATCATTATCTGCAAATCTCCAATCAGACATTCTATAAGAACTTCCATTTTTATAAATACGCAAAGTAACGTCCCTTATTTTAGAGGCTGCAGTATTACTTGCTCTTACTCCGCCATAAACAAAATATTTTCCAGCAACTGTTGGAGTAAACCTGTAGTTAGTTGAATTGTCATAACAGTTGTCTGTATCAAAAACTTCAGTGTTTATTTGAATTTTAGTATTAACATCATCAGTAACAGTTTGGCTTGATGAAAGATATGCTTCAAAAGCTGGATATAGAAAACTAGACTTTGCACCTGTAGCCAAAGTAAATTGATCCCCAGAACTACCCAGGGTTACTGTGCCGTTGTCCGCGATTGGTTCTATATTTGTTGTTTTAATTGTTCCCATAATATTATGTTCCTATCCTGTATGCACCGAAGTATGAAAATGAGGCATCTCCACCTGTACCCCCACCTATATATAAACCACTAGCTGTTGTTTGAGCAATTACTTGAACATATGATTGCACATAATCTGAACTACCATTAAGTTCAATAACCCCACTTGGATTTAATGAAAATGCTCTAGTTGGATTTGCTCTTGCATCATTATAATTAAAAAGAACGTTAGTCCCATTTTTTTGTATGTAACCGAGAACTCTATTTAAGTTAGAACTAGCACCCATTTCTAGATAAGTACTTGCATAAATAAAATATTTTCCTGATACTTGTGGTTGAAATTTTCCTGTAGAAGTATCATAAGCATTATCTGTATCAAAAGTTTCTGCATTAAAAATAGCTATCGTTCCAGTGTTATTTGTTAAACTTTGATTAGAAGATAAAGTTGCATGAAAAGCTGGATTCATTAAATTACTTTGCACAACACCTGAAGTTAAAGCAACAGTATCTCCTGAAGAACCTATTGTTAAACTTGTTCCTGATTGTGGGTCTATTTTATCTACAAATAATGTTGCCATATTATACTACCGTTAATGTCCCGTTTACTGTGACTGTTGCTGTAAAAGATACTGGACCACATAACATCATGTTGTCCGTTGCAGGAACTGTAATTGTTTCTGAAACTGTTGCTAAATTTTTATAACCACCATTGATTGCAGAAATCATTCCTGCTTGAATACTGTTTGCTCCTGGTTCAACATTACCGACTGATTTACCTTGGAACACTACATAGATATTTCCAGTTCCTGTTGGAGGGGCCGCTGTAAAAGCTAAAGTTGTACCACCAGATATTGAGTAAGCTGAAAACGGATCTTGTCTAACGTTTCCAACATAGACTTCTACTTCTGCTGTGTTGGCTACACTCTGTGAAAGTGTAAAATCTGTTTCTGAATTATCACCGTTGAACTGTTGAGAGTTCATGGTGTTTAAATTTTGTTTCGGTGCATTTCCTACGTACGCCATGATTACTCCTATGAACTTATTGCATCAACTGTAGACATCCAAACACTCAATGAACTTGCAGTATCTGATTGTGCCTTTACCACATCTCCGCTTTGCATTACTAATTTACTTCCACCATCTATAAGCTCGAGCGATCCACCCGCAACGATTGGCGCATTTTTGATTATGTAGTGGTTTTGAGAACCACCTGTTACTGAAGATGTTATAAATACATCTGCATTTATTGTTGATGTTGTTATGTTTGCAAGACGAATAGAAATTATAGCATCGTTAGAATTACTAGTATGAATAGTGACTGCTGATGTTCCTACGTCTTGGTCTCCGAATCTTTTAAAATCTTGTGCCATAATTTATTCCTTATACTACAAGGCGATAGCCATTGCAACGGCAAAACCCGCTGTTGCTCCTGCAGTTCCGCTTGATGCTGATGTTATTCTTCCTTTTGCATCTACTGTAATTGATGAATTTGTATAACTAGCTGCTGATACTCCAGAGTTAGCTAGTGTTAATGCTCCGCCAGATGCGATTGTTGCATCACCTGATACTGCTGATTCTTGATAACTTGTACCATCTGCAACTAATATTTTAGCAGCTGTATTGTCAGGCATTTTAAATAATGAGCCTACAGTTAAATCACCATTTATATAATTAGATATTACGTTTGCAAAGTTACCCATTAATGAGTGACTTGAACATTGGTAGTAAACAATATTAGGTGTGTTTGCATCAACTGCTATTTGAGTATATGCCCCAGCATTTCCTGGAGTTCCGTTTGTAGTTACACCTGTAGTGTAAGCTGTATTTTTAGCAGCGTCTAAATAAAATCTTAATGGGTGACCGCTGTTTGTAGAATCTGATTGATCAAATCTATAGTAATATTTGTAAGATGAATCAGCACCTGAAAATGTAATTGCTGGTGATTCTAATCCATCAAAGTAATATGCGCTTGAAGATCCTTGACCTGAATAAGGATGAGCTGCCGTTTTAGAAGCAACCTTAACTGTGATTATTTTTGGCGCTGATGAAGAACCATATTCTTCTGGATTTGGTAAACTTATTTTTG